TCATCACCAAGTGACACTCTGTATCCTTGAGCTTACCAAGCTGATAAAAATCAAGTCCACACCCCACCATATTAGCACGTTTGTAAATATACTCCAAATCAAACCCAAAAATATTCCACCCAGTGAGAATGTCAATATCTTTTTCGTTCATATATTTTTTAAACGCTAAAAGCATTTCTTTTTCAGTATCAAAACTAATGACATCAGGTCCCTCAGTCTTTTTGTAGCATAAACATACTTTCTCATATGGTTCATCACTACCAAACTTACACAGAGAGATTGCGATTTGAAAGCATGCATCATCGGGGACGTTTGGATCTGGAAATTTCCCAGTAGAACTATTACACTCAATATCAAACGANGCAACGATAAATGGGGCAATATCATCTCGTTCGACTGGTTTAAGTGTTGACCAGTCGTTACACCACAAATCAATATCAGTTTTAGCCAAGTGAGAACGAACACATGTATCACCAGTATCCAACCAACCTGTGGATTGGATTCCGGTTCTATGCATGAGTCTCAGGACAGGGTCAATNTTTGATTCATAGACATGATATTGTTTGAACTCATTGTTATACATGAAAATTGAATTAACCTTTCGTCNATGTTCNAGTGATTTGAAATTGAGATGCATAAAATGAAANTCNTCNTTATTTTGAAATCCCCAGACGTCCTTCTGTTTCGTCAAACTATAACTAGTTACATGGTCTCGTTTTAATCTACATATGTCGTTGTAAAGACGACTGACATCCTGGTCTGTTGTACCCCTTGGGAGCTTCACAAAAAAGTATGGATCGAATGTTGTTGTTACACAGACCGATTTACCATCTTCAGTCTTACCAAAAATACTGATTTGATGTTCACCTTCAACATCCCGTGCCTCCCATGTCAACGCTTGGAATACTACCATATGTATACTATGAGCCAAAATTTTAATATCATTTATTAATAAATGTCTGCTGCTTTGATCGAACTCGTTTCGGTGGGTGCCCAGGATGTTTTCATCACGGGTGATCCTCAGGTCAGCTTTTTCCGTCAAAATTACAAGCGTCATGCCAACTTCGCTATGAAGCCAGAGCGCATGGATTACATTGGTACATTTGGTGCGAACAATGAAATTACTATTCCCATCCGCTCTAAGGGTGACCTCATGAGCTACATCTGGATTGAAGATTCGCTCGTTTCTAACGTACAAGACAACCCAGACGGCCTTTTCTCTTCTACTGCGTCTAACCCTACNGAATTCCAGCTCTGGATAGGTGGTCAGAAGGTTTGNCAGATTGATTCACTCTTTATCCAAGGTGTACACAATCCCCTCATGCGTGACAGTCAAGCCAAGTCTTCAATGTGCGCTTCGACTGCCACCCTGAAGTCCAACCATGGTGGTGATCACTTCATGATCCCTTTCTTCTTTGGTGAAGATTACACTAAGTGCCTTCCTCTCGTTGCTTTACAATATCATGATGTCGAGATTCGCATTAAGTGCAGGGACGGTTACACACCCGTCGGTAGTCCCAAGATTTGGGGTAACTATGTGTATTTAGACACAGATGAGCGTAAGTACTTCACTGATACTCAGCATGAGATTCTGATCACCCAAACTCAGCACCAACTCGCTGCCAAGGAGGATACTGATATTGATATCAGTTATTTCAACCACCCCGTCAAGTCTCTCCACCTTGTCTCTGGTAACACCACCGCGGGTGCCGATTGGGACACAGCCTTCACTTTCGACAAGGCTACCCTTTACATCAACGGTACAGCTCTATTCGAAGAAACTTCGGCTATGTACCACCACACAGTCGTACCAGAAATGCACAGCACAGATCTTCCCGANGATGTTCTCGAGGATTTACCCACTTACACATGGCCATTCTGCATCAACCTCAGCAAGATGCAGCCCACAGGTACACTAAACTTCTCTCGCATTGACAACGCCAAACTCAGCCTGACCAACCCATCGGGTGGTAACGCTCTTCATCGGGTCTACGCGGTCAACTATAACATCCTTCGTATCAAGGATGGTATGGCTGGTGTCGCATTCGGTAACTAAACCAAACCTAAGTCGTATGTAAATATTGAAAAAGTATCTTCAAAACATCCAACATGGTGAAAACGAAAACTCCAACTCTTGATTCTGTTCGCAAGGTGAAATCTGGTGTCACCGAACTTGTATTGCAGAATCAAAAGTTGAAAAAGAAGTGTAGAAAACTGAAAAAAAAAGTTGCTAAACTTGAAACGACTTCAAAAACATCATTTCGTAATGACTTGACGAAAAAACGTCCCTTTTATATCACGCCATGTGGCACTCTTTTATTTCCTGCGACCGGCGCGAAAAAGTTGACACCTTATCAACAAAATATTTGGAAATACATCCTATGGATGGGCACCAAGCTTGATATTCATGACGGCGTCCCTCGGGGGTGTTTCTCGAAATTTATCAACAATATTCCCCCCGCGCTCATGTCCAGGCACGCAAAAAGTATCGCAGCAGGATTATTACATTCAAGTGTTAAACCTGAATTGAACAAGAGAGTCATGCAAGAGAAGATTGGTGTTTCTGTACCCACAATTAGTCAAATTTCTAGAATTATTAATAACAGTTAAAAGATAAAATTACTTATAATTCAATGCTACCATTTGTAATCAAAGATGGTGATGTCAAACAGTCTATGGGTATAGAACCGATTTTTTCGACACCAATTGGAGTTATGCAGATGGACAAAGCATTAAATAAAAAGATTTTAGCATTTATGAATTCTAAAGAAATAAAATTTATGAGAAATAATGGCGGTAATAGTATAAGTGTAGATGAGAACTTCCTAGATAATGACGAACTCAGTGATGTAAAACAAGTATTAACAGATTCCGTTAATGAATATTTTAAAAAAGCTGTTAATTGTGATAAAGATACGAAATTATATATTACCATCTCTTGGATAAATGTGTCTCAAAATGGTGAATCACATAACACCCATAATCACCCAAATAGTATAGTATCTGGTGTATTGTATATAGATACATGTGAAGAAGATACAATTTCATTCCTAAACCCCAAAACAGATATATTTGGTCATTTCAATTTTTCCCAAAACCCAAAATTGTCGGGAGATGAATGGTTCTACTCAGCGACGACTGGTAGACTTATTGTATTTCCGTCTACCTTACCACATCATGTAAGACCCCGACCAAATACATGTAAGGGAGAACGATTATCTCTATCATTCAATACTTGGATTAAAGGTATAATTGGTTCTGGTAGTGGTAGGAAGGATCGATTACATTTATAACCTTATTTAATAGTAATATGATACCTCTCGTCGTTATCGGTGGTCTCGCCGCTCTCACAGCCTATACCTATTATGGTCAAAATCTCATCTCCGCAGAAGAAGCCAAGCGACTCATTAAGGATGGCAAGATAAAGAAGGTTATCGATGTCCGTACGATCACAGAATGGAGAGCTGGTCACTACCCCAGAGCGATTCACATTCCTGTCGATAAAATAAATGAAAAAACCACCACAGAACTCCCTAGAAGGGGATTACTCGTCTATTGCAACACTGGACAGAGGGCCAGATTTGCAGCAGAGAAATTAGAAGGTCTCGGGTTCAAGGATGTGTACTACATCGCCGGACTTTACACAAGTTTACTTTAATCTATCAAGTCTCGGTTTTTCCTTATTCATGAAAACTGTGAGTTGCATAACTTCACCTTCCAAATTTACTAATCCGTGAGTTGATTTTTGATACTTTGATATTTGGTCAACCCTGACAAGATCTACGGGTGACATCTTTGTTTTTGGTGTCTTACTGTGATAGACTGCGAGAACTGCAGCATCCCTTTTCGTCTCTCTAGGTAGTTGGTCTCCTTCGTAGCATACTACAACGTGTGCACCTGGACAGCCGGCAACATGCATCCACCAGTGTTTAGGGTCACTCGTCATTGTCAGTTGATCATTTTCTTTTGCACTCTGCCCAACTTGGATTTTGATACCATCGTGGGATGTGTATTCAAGCATGATTTTATCTCGTATTAATTCCTTATATTTCAAGCAAACACAAAAGGAAAAGGAAAATCGTCATTTTCGTCGGTGGTGGTCAATAAAAACGATGATATTATGTATTTAGAATCTCCATTTAAAATGGTATTACCTCTATGTATATACATTAAATCCGTGGGAAAAATTAATACTTTACCAGTTTCGGGTTGTACTTTTCTACCAGAATTGAATTCGGTTGAACCACCATTTTCTTCGTCTATGTCATTTAAATATATGATTATTGCAAGCAGTCGTTCTTCGTAGCCGCGCCCCCCCGGCTTCATGGCTTTAAAGGTGTCGGAATGCCAGTGGAAAAAATCACCTTTAGATGTCCGTTGTATTTGTGGAGCTGTTACATTGCCAATAATTAGAGACCTTAAATCACCACTTTTATTAATATCATTTAAATGTTTCATGTATTCTGCAAAAACTTTTTCCAATCCATCTTTATATATTTTTATCAAATCTAGATCATGTTTATAAGCGCCGGTGATCTGCACATCTGTTGATCGTTTTACAACATTTTTTTCACCAGACTGTAATATACCACAAAATTTATTAGGACTTTGTTCATGATAATCTATAAACAATGTACACTCTTCAGCAGTAAAAACGTTTCTCATCTCAAATATAGATCTATCATATACATCAATTATATCGTGTGACATACTTCAATAATTATTTTATCCTTTAATTAATATGCACGTCGTATTACAACCTAGTCCTTCGATTACACATAAATATAGGGTCACCTTACCAAATAAACGAAGTATTGATTTTGGTGAGAAGGGTTTTCAACACTACCCAGACCATGGTAATCCAAGACTTATGCGTGCACAACTTCTTAGGAAAGGTGCTATCATTCCTAAGGAGCTGCGAATAGAGAG